TCTTCCCAGAAGCCTGTCTCGAACAGCTTCTGCATCTCACCCCGGTTCTTGAACATGCGATGCGTGTAGCGCGGCGCACTGGCGAGGTCAGTTGCGATGTACGGCACGATGAAGTCCGGTGACTGGATGTACCGGCTCACCACCATGTTGTTGACAGTATCGAAGTAGGTCTTCTTGAACGCTGAGCCAGCCAGCGGCAAGTAGAACAACATCTGATCCACCTGCCAGAAGTACGAGCGATCCTGATCGAGAATCTGGTAGTTCATGTGATTCTTGATGCGCTCAGCCTGATCTTCGGTCTCGCGGGTCATCTCACCTACGATCTTGGTCTTGACCGGACCCTCACTGGGGAAGACCTCTTCGATGGCACGTGCCTGAAACTGCACCACTGCTTCCCCAATCAGCGGGTAGGTGACGGAAGAGGCACCATCGAAGGGCAATTCCTCACCGGGAATGTTGTTCAGACCGAGCAGCTCCATGGCCTGCTCCATCCGCTGCTCCCAGTCCTTGCGTGCTTCGAGATCGACCTCCACCCACTCCATCACGCTGTTGGCTAGGTCGGACAGCTCAGTCCGGCTGAGGTCGTGCATGATGTTCGCTGCGTGCTCATCGCTGTCATCCTGCGACACACGGCTGGCACCGGGGTTGAAATCAACCATCGCCCGGTCACCTCGACTGGACACCTGAGCGCCACCCACCATGCCAGAGAATCCCTCGTCCTCGACCGGCATCTCTGCTGCTCGTGGTGCGTCAGGCATGTCATCAATTCGTCTTGCCATTACCGTGCCCCTTTAGTGCCGCCATACATGCGGATAGGCTTGTTCACGTGACGCATCAGGTTGTCATCATCATCGTCATCATCAAGGAAGTCAGCTGACCACTTCTTACGCAGCCACAGCATCGCCATGGTGCAAGTGTCAACCATGTCGTCATGGTCATCTGCCGGGAAGTTACCGCACTGCGTGATCACCTCATCAGCCCAGTTGCGCTTCACGTACCAGACGCAACCACGCTCAAGCACAAGAGATGCGGCGTGCGCACGCACGAACTTCGAGTCAGTGACCTTGATCCGTGCTATTGGGAGGTTCGCACGCCGCAACTCCTGCGCCAGAGAGTGACCTGATGCCTTCTTCTCGATCAGCACCTTGTCCGGCTTCCACAGTTGTGCAGCCTCGATCGCATTGGATCGCAGCTCCGGGTATTCCATGCGCTTGTTCATGCGCTCCAGCAGGATCAGGCACAGGCGTGTCTGACCCTTGTACTTGGCAGTCCATGGCAGCTTCGGGTCGAGGAACTCTTCATGCTCGAACACACCCCACGTGGTCCGGGCACTGAAGTCGCTCTCTTCCTCTTCCTCGAAGGCTGTGTCGTAGCTCTGGATGATCATGGAGATTGGCGGCAAGCTCTCGTCTGTCCACTCGCGCCAGTGCTCTTCCTTCATGATGTTGCCACCACGAGCCGATGGATTCTGCTGAATCTGTGCCTCGAAGCCTCGCTCCGTCAGCTCCATGGACAGCTTAGCCATCTCTTCAGGACCGAAGCGGTCTTCCTGCAATAGGTCGTTCTCCACCTTGCGAGGATCAACGAAGATGACCTCATCCTTCTCCAGTGGCTCGATGTGATCACCGAAGGTGAATATCTCAGGATCAGCTGGCACTACACGCCTGCTGTCCTTCTTCGCCTTGGTGATGCACCGGACCTTCGGCATGAAGTAACCCGGCAGGTTGAGATGCACCCACCCACCAGTCGCGAGACAGTGACCGGGAAGGTCTTGGTGGTGACCACGCTGTGCGATGATCACGCGACCGAGCTTCTTCATGTCGTTGCCACGTGTTGACATGGTGTCACGCCACCAGTCAATAACTCCTTTACGAATCGTGTCAGAGTTAATCTCTTTCATGTTGTGAGCGTCATCCACAACAATGCGGTCACCACCCTCACCCGTTGCAGTACCACCGACTGATGTCGCCAGTCGATAGCCGTAGTAATTATTGTCGAACCTGCCCTTCTGGTTGAGGTCGCTCGACAAGTGATAGCAATCCCCGAAATGGTCCTGATACCAAGGCGATTGTATTAAGCGTCGGCACTTCACGCTGTCTCGCAGCGTCAGGCTCGATGCGTACGTTGCAAACAGCCATTGTGTTGAGGGTTGCCATATCCATTCCCATGCAGGCCACATGACGGCGACAATCGTGGACTTGGAGTGTCGTGGTGGGATGTTGATTACGAGGTCATCGATGTCGCCCAGTGACACGTAGGTGAGGTGATCGCAGATGGCATCGATGTGCCAGCCTGTCTTGAACTCCTTACCCGGCTCCACCACGTGCCAAGCATCACGCACAAACTGGCGCATGTTGTTGCGCATCTCCATGGCCTGCATGTAGGTCCACTGAGCCTGTGCTTCGTGAGTGCCGAATTGTGATGCTGGCATGTTCATGTGCGTAAGCTGAAGAACTTCGCGACCGTCAACAGACGGCGCACGACGAACTCTCCGAAAGAGCCAGAGACTGAGTGGTCAGCGATCAGTGCGTCCCACACTGAGTCAGCCACGGCTGCGGTGTTGTGTAGCTGGTCATCAACAACCGTGGTGCCAGCGTAGGTGTCCTCGTTCTCCCAGAAGCCAAAACCACGAAACGTCATGGTGCCAGCTGTGTTGTTGTCGTTCACGATCACGCGACCTGAGTCCATGTCCCATGAGAACGCTGCGGCAGTGCCCTTGTTGAGGAACTCGACACCACCTGTCCAGCCACGACCAGCGATGATTGCACCACCCACATCGAAGCTCGGTGTCTGTCCTGCCCCACCACCTGCAACGCCTGAGTAGCACTCGTAGATGTTGCACTGACCAGAGCCAGTGATGACCTGCGAGCCAGTGAATGCGACCTCGAAGTAGAAGCCACCGCTCATGGTGCAGTCATTCATCAAGCTGCGCTCGATAAGGTTGGCATCATCAATGAAGCTCGACTCCAAGTAGCAGTCCTGCACGCGCAGGTTGGCTGTGTTGGCAGAGTCAGGAATGGTAAGCACGGTGACTGTCGCGCCACCACCAACGATCCACACATCAGTGGACAAGTCAGTACTGGCTGGCACTGTGTAGCTGGTGCCATTGAGGAACAGCTTCTTCAGCCCCAAGGTGTTATGAATGGTCAGGGCATCAGCCCAGTTATCAGACGGTACTGCCATAGTGCCAGCTGGGTAGTCAGTGCCGCTGATGGCATTCGGATTGGTTGGATCAAGGCTGACCCCACCACCATAGGCTGCGTACCTGATCTCACTCAGCTCTGAGATGGTGCCAGACGATGACGTTTGCAGGATCACCTGCGTGCCCCACGTGGGCAGGATGGCAGGGATCGGATCGCCAGCCTCATCAACAGCTGTCAGGTTGCCACCTGATGTACGCACCTGCGTGACGTTCCACACTGAGTAGTCATCACCGATGTCGTACTCGTTGTCCGTACCGTTGAATGGTGTCTTCAGTGTCAGCGTGTTGGCATCCACCACGTTCACCACATCACTGGTGTTGCGATCAGTCCAGTTGATGATGTACGAGCCGGGTGCCACACCAGCTGCAATGAAGTCAGCACTGGTGTCCACGAACGTGATCCAGCCCACCGCATTGGGTGGACCGGAGCCTGTTGTTACCGTGCCAGTCTCAGCTGGGTCATTGCGTCGAGCAAATGCCAGCTGAAGGTTTTGCTCCTGCACTGTGATCGAGACAATGGTGTTGGCATCGAGCTGCTCTTTACCAGAGGCATTGATGAGCTTACCGAAGCCCATCGACTGGAACCGCTCTTCCTCAAGGCGAGACGTATCCACATAGTCCTGCATCACGATCTCCGTCGAGGGAGCCGCGATCTCAGCCACACGAGGTGTGAGCTGCTGGATGTATGTGATGTCCGTCCTGTCTGCCATTAGCCTGTTGCTTGACGCGCTCCGAGGTTGCGTAGCTCAAGGTCACGCTGCTTGCACAGTCCGAGCACCTGACCCATCTCATCAATGTCATGCGACTCACGCTGTACCACTTTGTTGAAGCGCTCGATCGACTCTTTGCTGATCTCGATCTGTGCTTCGAGCCTGTCGATCACATACGGGAACTGAATCTTCAGGGCTTTGATGGCTGCGTCAGCACCCAGCTCCTTCGACGCTTCAAGCCGTGCGACCTCACGATCACGGTGCTTGCACATCTCGATGTGACCTTGGTACTCCA